CCATCAGCACAGACGTGTTTAAAACAATAATAAATTCACCGAACCTGGGCAAGATGTTCGATGCCATATCTGGCACGGTGGAGGGAATGACCGGGTCAACCGTGAATGAGAAGTTGAGTAAAGCCATGGGCGATGGTTTCATGTTTGTGAAAGAGAAAGCAGGTGCCGTGAAGGAATTCTTCACCAAGGGTCAAGACGGCAAGGGCCTTGGCACAAACTTATTCGACAATGATCCCAACACGCCGGGCATACAGTTTTTTGGCAAACCAAAAAAAATAGGGGCAGATGTTGATTCAGGAAGAGGCAGTGGACTGCGAGAAGTGAATCCCATGTTCAACGGTTCGGATGGATTCCAGAACTTCGGATCAGGCACCCCGGCCACGCTACACGGCATAGAAGCAGTCGTGCCCAAGAACGATTTCAGCCAATTGGCCAAAGTTATTAAAGAAATGACTGGCAACACAGGCACCGCCGGCACCGACGCCGCATCAGGTACACAAATGCCAAACAACACTGATAAACACCTACAAGAACTTGTGGAATTGAACAAAAACGCACAGAGAGCCTTAAATACGCTAGTAACGATAGGTGCCATGACAGAAAAGAATACCAAATCAACCAACAATAGTCTTGCAAACATGGGCGGAAGTCTAGTATAATAACTTTATGGCTTGGAAAAAATATTTTAAAGACGCAAACATGTCTCCCATATCAGGGGAGAAGGTACCCAACTTCGCGAAGAGGAACTACAGTTCTTACCTTCCAGACGTTTACACAGGACACCCCAACAGGATACAGAGATACTTCCAGTATGACCAGATGGATTCAGATTCTGAGATCAATGCGGCACTGGACATCCTGGCAGAATTCTCAACACAACTGAACACAGAAAATGAAACTCCATTTGACATCGTGTTCCATGACGAAAGCACAGACCATGAAGTGAAACTTCTCAAGAAAGCCCTACAACAATGGACCAAGGCCAACCAATTCAAGAAAAGAATCTTCAGGATATTCAGGAACGCACTCAAGTACGGAGACTGTTTCTTCGTCAGGGATCCAGAAACACAGAAATGGTTGTACATAGACAACGCCAAAGTTGACAGGATCGTTGTGAACGAATCAGAGGGCAAGAAACCCGAGCAGTACGTTATCAGGGACATCAATCCCAACCTACAGAGATTAAGTGCGACACAAATAACACCAAATCAAACATACGGTGGTGCAGGTGGCGGCGGAGCAGGTGCAGGCATGGGTGGTCAAGCATATGCAAACCAAGGCGCACAGAGTTCCCAATCAGGTTTCGCTGGCGGAAACGCAGGTGGCAGATTCTACAAGACAATGAACGCCTACAACATCAACGCAGAACACGTTATACATATGTCAATGTCTGATGGCCTAGACAACCTATTCCCATTTGGACAGTCAGTACTAGAACAAGTATTCAAAGTTTACAAACAGAAAGAACTACTAGAGGACGCAATCATAATCTACAGGGTTCAAAGAGCACCTGAAAGAAGAGTATTCTACATTGACGTAGGTAACATGCCAACACACTTGGCAATGCAGTTCGTCGAGAGAGTTAAAAATGAAATAAATCAAAGAAGAATTCCAAGTGCATCAGGCGGACAGAACATGATCGATGCATCATACAACCCAATGAGTATAAATGAAGATTATTTCTTCCCACAGACAGCGGAGGGTAGAGGATCTAAAGTAGACACACTGCCAGGTGGTACTAACTTGGGTGAGATTGACGATTTAAGATTTTTCACCAACAAATTATTCAGAGGATTGAGGATTCCAAGTTCATATCTACCAACAGGTGCGGAAGATGGCGGGTCATCATACAATGACGGTAGGGTTGGAACAGCTTACATACAAGAATTGAGGTTCAACAAGTATTGTGCAAGATTACAATCAATGTTGGCGGAAACTTTTGACAGTGAATTCAAGTTATGGATCAAATCGAAGGGTTACAACATAGACAACAGCATGTTTGGACTTAAACTGAACCCACCACAGAACTTTGCGGCGTACAGACAGACAGAGATGGACCAAAGCAGAGTAAACACATTCACAGCAGTGGCAGACTTACCGTACATGAGTAAGAGATTCGCACTGAAGAGATACCTTGGACTTTCTGAGGAGGAGATGGCGAGGAATGCTGAACTATGGGCAGAAGAGAACAACGTGCCACAGAAGAAACAGACCAAAGCTAATGAACTGAGGGGTGGAGGGGTGACACAGTCAGGCATATCAAGTGACCTAGACCAATTCGAGGAACCAACTGCGGACGCAGAAGCACCAGAACCAGGTGCACTACAACCAGGACAGCCGGGACAGACCCCAGGCGGCCAGACACCGGGCGGAACCGGTGGCGGTGGACAGGTATAAGGATTAAATACGTTTATGAAACTAAATGAATTCTTCACATATGGCGAAAATGGCTTTGAGCAGGACAAGACCTACGAACCAGAGCACGACATTTCAGTCCTAGACGCAGAAGATACTAGGAAAACAAGACTGACACTCAAACAGATCAATTCCATGAGGCAGGCCTCAGAAGCACACGACGAACAACAAAAAGTAGAAGCAGTGTTCACACAACAGATGTACGGACAGACTGCAGGAACAGACGATCTAGCACTATAACATGGCGGAAGTAGCTTTCGTACTAGGCAACGGTCAGTCACGTAAGGGCATCGACCTCAACGATCTCAAACAAAAAGGCACAGTTTTCGCCTGCAATGCAGTGTTTAGGACACACCAACCACACTGGCTAGTGGCAGTGGACCCTAAGATGATGCTGGAGATAGCGGAGACTGATTATGTTGTACATAATAAAGTGTACTCCAACTACAACAACCAATATGAGAAACATCAGAAACTCCTAGACCATGTGACGTGGTCCAAGCCCAGCCTGGGTTGGTCGAGTGGACCGACCGCATTGAGACTGGCCTGTGAGCAGGGACACAAGGAGATCTACATACTAGGGTTTGACTACCAGGGATTGGCCGTGGATGCCAAGAAGAACAGATTCCACCTCAACAACATATACGGTGACACACGCAACTACAAGAAGAACAACGACGAGGCCACTTTCTATGGCAACTGGATGAACCAGACCAAACGCTGTCTAAAGGACTTCCCAGATGCGAAATTCCACCGTGTGATACCCACGAATTGGTTCAAACCCAAGGATCTGGAATGGAACGACAACATGGATCACCCCACCACAGAAGAATTCCTATCAAATTTCGACCTGCAGATAAAGATCTAGGCAAAAAAGCATTTTTTCTCCACTAATTACACCGTTTTGGCCCGTATCCAGTAAATACAAACACTTATAAGTACAAATCTTTATTAAAGAAGGAGCACGTGTAAAATGTCAAACAATAAATTTGAGAGTTTATTAGAATTACTAATAAATGAAGAAAACGATAAAGCAGAAGCTTTATTCCACGAGATCGTAGTAGAAAAATCTAGAGATATCTACGAGAACCTAGCAGACGAGTCTACAGAAGACAAAGTAGAAGAGACTGCAGAAGAATCAAAAGAAGATGCTAAAGTTGATGAAACTACTGAAGAGTCTAAGGACGATACAGTTGAAGAAGCATCAGATGAAGCTAAAGACGAACAAGTAGACGAAGTTGTTGAAATCGAAGACGAAGCAACTGAATCAGAAACTACTGAAGAAGAGTCAATTGAAGAAGTTGGTGGAGACGCTACTGATGAATTGATCAAAGACATTTCTAGCGATGAAGAAGGCGAAATGGATGCAACACCAGGCGAAGAAATGCCAGCAGACATGGAACCAGGAGCAGATGCAGAAGGCGATGTTGAAGACAGAGTAGTTGACTTGGAAGACGCTTTAGACGAACTAAAAGCAGAATTCGAAGCAATGATGGGTAACAAAGACGGCGGCGAAGAAGAAAAAGAAGAAGCTGTTACAGTTGCACCTCAATTAACTCCAGAACTTGAAATGGAAGCAAAAAAGGATGACAAGTCTAAAAAAGACATGAAAGAGTACAAAAATCCTGTAAATGCTAACCATTCCGACGCATCAGACAAATCAGCAAAATCACCAGTTAACGCTTCTGTTAAGTCAGCAGGCGGAACAACGGCTAACATAGCGAAAGGCTCTGCAGAAGAAAAAGGCAGACCGGCACCTACAGCGGCTAAAATGGCAGGTGACTTTGAAAACACTGGCGGCAAAGCAAAATCTACTTCTTTCAAGAAGCAAGAGAAGGCTAACACTGCTGATGCATCTGATAAATCTGCGAAATCACCAGTTGCTTCTAAGTAATTGCTGATCTAACAGATAAAAGGGAGTTCATCGAATGTCATCACTATACCTAAGAGAGAATCTATCTTTTAACGAAGCCAGACTGCAGATCTTACACGAGAACGAAGGTAAAGATTTGTACATGAAAGGCATCTGCATTCAAGGTGGGATTAAAAATGCTAATCAAAGAACGTATCCAGTGCAAGAGATCGCGAAAGCGACCAAAACACTGAACGATCAGATCAGCTCAGGATACTCTGTGCTAGGTGAAGTGGATCATCCCGATGATTTAAAGATTAATTTGGACCGTGTGTCACACATGATAACAGAGATGTGGATGGATGGACCAAATGGATACGGTAAGATGAAAATCCTACCAACACCAATGGGTCAACTTGTCAAAACTATGTTGGAATCAGGTGTGAAACTAGGCGTATCAAGTAGAGGATCTGGAAACATGTCCGAGTACGGGAACGGTGAAGTTTCAGACTTCGAGATCATCACAGTAGATGTTGTGGCTCAACCTTCGGCACCTGGTGCTTACCCCACTCCAATTTACGAACACCTTATGAATAGTAAGGGTGGTAACATGGCAAAGGGTTTGGCGGCTGAAGTTAGAAATGATGCAAAAGCACAGAAGTTCCTCAAAGAGGCGTTAACAAACATAATAAAGGACCTAAAATAATGATTGATGCAATATCAAAATTGGTTGAGTCTGGAGCAATATCAGAAGATGTTCAAAAAGGCATCCAAGAAGCTTGGGATTCTAAAATCAAAGAAAACAAAGAAACAGTGGGTGCAGAATTAAGAGAAGAATTCGCTCAAAGATACGAACATGACAAAGGAAACATGATCGAAGCCATCGATAAGATGATGGGTGAGAAGTTATCTGAAGAGATTTCTAAATTCGTAGAAGACAGAAAAGCACTTGCACAAGAAAAAATATCCTACAAGGAAAACGTAGGCGCTCACTCTGCTAAATTAGAATCATTCATGCTTTCTAAACTATCAGAAGAGTTGAAAGAACTACACGGCGACAGAAAAGGTGTTCACGAAAACTTCAAGAAGATGGAAGAATTCGTTGTTGGTGCTCTTGCAAAAGAAATTAAAGAGTTCCACGAAGACAAAAAAGGCGTTGTGGAGACGAAAGTTAAACTAGTAGCCGAGGCCAAAAAACAAATGGCTAAGATGAAAGAAGCTTTCATAACAAGATCTGCTAAAGTTGTAGAGTCTGCTGTAAACACAAAACTTGCTGAAGAGTTAAAATCTCTTAAGGAAGACATCACAGCGGCGAGAACAGTGAACTTTGGCAAGAAAATATTCGAAGCGTTTGCTTCTGAGTACCAGGCATCTTACTTAAATGAGAAATCTGAGACTTCGAAGTTGATGAAAGTTGTGGATGAAACTGCACTTAAATTGAAAGACGCGGAGAAGGCTGTCGAAGAGAAACAGGCGGTGATTGAGTCGAATGAAGCGAAGTCCAAAAGACAAGCTGACTTGATGGAACGTAAGGAAAAGATGGCTGAGATGCTCAATCCGTTGGGCAAAGAGAAGAGTGAAGTAATGGCGCAGTTGTTGGAATCAGTTTCAACCGCTAAACTTGAAGCATCATTCAACAAGTATCTACCACACGTGATGGCTGACAAAGCAGTTGCAGAGACTACGAAAGTACTTTCTGAGAGCGGCGGCGACAGAGCACAAAGGGAAGATGCTGACTTAACAAATATCCGTAAATTAGCGGGTATATAATTAACTAAACTAAAGGAAGATTACAAATGTCAGATATATTTGAATCAAAATGGGGCGAAACTAAAGCCGCTCTTACAGAAGGTTTAGCAGGCAACAAGAAAAAGACTATGGACGTTATCTTAGAGAACACAAAAAGATATTTGTCAGAGCAGTCTACAGCAGGTGCTACATCTGCCGGTAACGTTGCTACGTTAAACAGAGTTATCCTACCAGTAATCAGAAGGGTTATGCCTACTGTTATTGCAAACGAAATCGTTGGTGTACAACCGATGACTGGTCCCGTAGGACAAATTCACACACTTAGAATAAGATATGCAGACTCAGTTGCGTCAAACACGACAGCAGGTGAAGAAGCACTATCTCCATTCAAAATCGCGAAAGCATACTCTGGAAACCAGAACAACTCTACTCCAAAAGCGGCATCAACTGCTTCTTTAGAGGGAACACCTGGTAAAAGATTATCAATCCAGATCTTGAAACAACCGGTTGAAGCCAAGTCTAGAAAATTATCAGCTAGATGGACGTTTGAAGCGGCTCAAGATGCACAGGCACAACAAGGTATCGATGTTGAAGCAGAAATCATGGCGGCATTAGCTCAAGAGATTACTGCAGAGATCGACCAAGAAGTGATCGGTTCATTAAGAACATTAGCTGGAACGGCTACTGAGACTTTTGACCAATCAGCTGTGTCAGGAACTGCTACTTTCGTTGGCGATGAACATGCGGCATTAGCTGTTCTTGTTAACAGAGTTGCAAACCAAATCGCAACAAGAACTAGAAGAGGCGCTGGAAACTACGCAGTAGTATCTCCAACAGCTTTAACAGTTCTTCAATCAGCTACAACTTCAGCGTTCGCAAGATCAACTGAAGGTACATTTGAAGCTCCTACAAATACTAAATTTGTTGGAACACTAAACGGTGCTATGAGAGTATACGTTGACGCTTACGCGGCAGACGATACATCAGTACTTGTTGGTTACAAAGGTGCAAGTGAGGCAGACGCTCCAGCGTTCTATTGTCCTTACATACCTTTAATGTCTTCAGGTGTTGTACTTGATCCAGCTACATTCGAACCAGTTGTTGGTTTCTTAACAAGATACGGTTACGTTGAATTAACGAACACTGCATCTTCATTAGGAAACGCGGCGGACTACGTAGGATTAGTAGATATCACAAGTGCAAACTTAAAATTCAAATAAGCCCAGCTTATTTTATTTTCAATCAAGGGCGGCTTTATGTCGCCCTTTTTTGTGACTGTACTTTCATTCTACACACACATATCAAATTATTTCCATACCCACAGTGTTCACACACCAAATGTTGTAGTTTTATTCGCACACAAGACTTCTAAATAATTGCGAGTTTCGAAAGAGACTCTTAATCAAAGGGAGGTCCAACAATGGATATCGCAATGAAGATAAAAGGATGGGCGAAGGCTCTTGCTGACGTGGGTGTTTCACTCATAGCGTTAGGAATCGTTTTAGAGATCCTTTTCAAAGGGCAGAACGTTCCGTTCTGGCCAAACGTTTCCGTGATAGGAAACATCCAAGGCGTACTGCAAGGCTTTTCAGATCAAGGTCTGATAGGTTTGGTGGCGGTATGGATTTTATATTCAATCTACAACAGAAAATAATATAGATCTTACTTGACCATCGAGGATGGTGTGACTGTCGTCTGGATTGTTCACACCGTCCTTTTTCTTTGTACTTTATACAGCTCAAATTTTAATAAATACACATAGTTCAAACGTGCTCTTACATCTGGTAAGAGACTTATGCGGATAACCACCGCGTATCCAGGAGAACTGGGATTGGACTCCTATTAGAGGAGAAACAAAATGGGAAGACCAGTAAAGAAAAGTAGATTTGGTGCAACGGCAGGAGACTTCGAAGTTTCGGGTGCGTTCTCAACAGAAACAACACAACCAGACGGATCAGGTGCAGAGGCAGTGTCAACTGCTTCGGGAAACTACATCGTAGCTCAGAGATCAAGTACGAGATACAACATAAATTTCCTATCAGCGGATGGATCAACAAGACTTACACAAGTCTTGGATCTTACAGCAGTTGCGACAGGATCACTAGCGGCAGGCCAGTTCTGTATACAGATCATCTTGGATGACTCCACAGTGGCTTACGCAAGTAAGATCTTCAACAACACTGTACACTATGTTACTGCGGGTGGTGCCACAGGTTCAGTGAAATACTCATTGAGCTCAGAGGGTGCTGACGAAGGTCAAGTGTCAGGCGTTGGTTCTATCGACACGATCTAACACACTACACGTGCTTTTATGGGGGAGTCACACGCTCCCCCATTCACAACATAAATAATAGCAAATGGCAAAGACTCTTAGAACATCAGGTGATTACACTGTAAAAGCGGGTGCTGGATACGATTCAGGATCTGGGACCAACACCATAAGGTTGGACGCCAAGACGGTCAGGATACCGGGTGACCTAACAGTCGAGGGCACGCAGACGACCATAGATTCGCAGAGCTTGACGGTGGAGGACCAGTTCATCGAGGTGAACAGGAACAACTCGACGGCGGGCACGGAGGACTCGGGCATATTCTTCAACCAGGGAAGTTCCAACAACCAGATTTTGTACTACGACGCGGACCAGACGGAGTTCGTCATAGGTAGCACCACACACGACGCCACGGTGTCGGCCATAAGCAACATCACACCAGGCAAGATAAGGATTCTGGCAGGCACGGAATCAGACCAAGCGGCCACCAAGGGCTACGTTGACACACAGGTTGGCGGAGGTTTCAGTTTGAAAGTAGCGGGCGATGACTCAACACAGATCACCGTCGCAACAGGAAACACTCTACAATTCACGGGTGGATCAAACATCAGCACAGCAGGTGCGGAACCAGACACGATCACGATGTCGTTGGACAATGATCTAACAGGCATAACATCAGTGACCAGTGATGCATCAAATGGTAATTTAGAATTGAAAGCGAATGGGACAGGACACGTTGTGATCAACGACACACTGACGTTCTCGGGCATGGCAACCGATCCAACAGCGACGGCACAGACCAAATTATACAACAAAACAGCAGGCGGTGGAGGCACGGGACTGTACTTCAGGAACTCAAACATAGGTTCTGGGGCCGTGGGCGAACTGATAAGTAAGAGTAAGGCAACCGCATTAGCGATTGCATTAGGATAATAACATGGCTATAACAAATTTTCAAGTTGGTACAGGAATAGGCTCAGCGGCCTTTACAGCATCTGCAGACACGGCTGTCACTGTGATCTACATCACAAACAAGACAGACGGCGACGGCACAGTTGATGTTTATGTTGTGCCAAACGGTGCATCGGTGAGTGCTAACCATTTAGTGTATTCACAACTGTCAGTGCAGGCCAGAGACACATACATCATAGACACAGAGAAAATGATTTTAGAAACAGGTGCGAAGATCTACATCGCGGCACCAGATTCAGCGGCACAGTTCAACGCCACCATATCAACTATAGGATTATAATCCCATGGGTAGACACGTCAAAAACAGAGTACTGGAACCGGGAGCAACGGCCGTGGAGGTACCACAGATCGAAACTGCTGGCAGGCCCTCAGGAAAAAACGGACAATTGATTTTCAACACGACCACATCAACATACCAAGTGTACAATGGTGCAGAGTGGTACAACATATCAGACGCATCCAAGGAAAAAACATTAACCACAGACACATTCCAAGGAGACGGTACAACCACAGTGTTTGGTGCAGGTTCAGGTAACACACTAGATGGGTCTACAGCGGCCACACTGAGTGAGACGCCGGGAGCATCAACAGACATCATGGTGTTCGTTGGTGGTGTTTACCAGACTCCGGAGACCAACTACACACTGTCGGGCGGACAGATAACATTTGGATCCGCACCCCCTGCCAGCGATGGCGCAACCAACGGTCACATCATAACCGTTGTACACAACTTACACAAACTAGGCGAATAATTTTTAAAGTATTGTTCCGAATGGACGCCAATTTCCTGGCTTGCCACCTTTTAGACAGACCCAACCCACTGGATGGTTCATTTCAGGTTTCTCATTCCACACTATGGATCCTGTGGTCCATGATCCCGATTTGGGAGACTGCTCACCAGAGGTGAATACCCTCTCGGCGAATTTTATGTTGCCGGCCACTTCCAGCGTCTCTTTTGGATTCTTGACTCC